TGATCAACTGGCTTAATACGTAAGTCTAACAAGGGGGTACTGGGGATTCTCGGTGCTCCCTTTATTTGTTTGCGTGTTAAGGAATAACAAAAATGTCATATGATTATATTGGTCTAACTAATGAAGTTAACCGCCGACTCAATGAGGTTGAACTAACCTCTGCAAATTTTGCTTCCGCTGCTGGCTTTTATGCCACCGTCAAAGACGCTGTTAATGCGTCAATCCGTGATATTAATCACACCCACTATGAGTGGCCTTTCAATCACGTTCTTGCTCAAGAAACACTGACGGCAGGAACTACTCGTTACGCTTTCCCTACCAATGCCAACACCCTAGACTTTGATACCTTTCGTATTAAAGCTAATGATACTTTTGGTAACAGCACAGTTAAACTAGAAATTGTTGCTTATGAAGATTATCTAAGCAGCAGTGTAGATCAAGAATATAGAACTGACAAAAGAGAAGTTCCTAAGTTTGTATTTCATTGCCCTAGTCTTGAGTACGGTGTCACTCCTGCTCCAGATCAAAACTATGAAATCTTGTACGAATACTATAGCATTCCATTAGATCTAACGAATGCTACAGATGTTCCCACTATTCCTGAACGATTCCGTCATGTCATTATTGATGGTGCAATGTTCCATGCCTATATGTTTCGTAGTAATGAACAAGCGGCTAATATTTCTAAAGCTAAAATGGAAGAAGGTATCAAGCATATGCGAACAATGTTGGTGAACCGATATTCTTATATGCGTTCCACCGCAATCGCTGGTCGTTCTACATCATCCTTCGGAAGCAGGGTAGCTTAAATGGCAGACGCATGGCAAACATACGCCTTTGAGTTCAGAGGTGGTCTTGTTTCTAACTTATCCCCATTGCAACACGGTTCGCAATTGCCGGGTAGTGCGCGTGTATTAAAGAATTTTGAACCATCTATTGAAGGTGGTTATCGTCGTATTCAGGGCTATGATAAGTATGATAGTAATTTAGTTCCTGCTTATGGTGAACCAAAGGTGCAAGGTGGCAGTCAAACCGGAACAGTTTTAATAATTGCTAACATTAACGCAACTCCTGTTGCTGGAAATACTTTCACAATTGATGGTGTTACTGGTACATACACTATTGCTGGTGGTGGTGTTTCTTACGACAGCGCTAATAAAACAGCATCATTAACTCTTACATCATCTTTAGCAAGTAGTCCTGCCGACAAAGCTACTATTACTTTTACGCCCACTAGCGGCCTTATAAAAGGTGTTGCTGCTTGGGAAAGCAATGTGCTTGCGTTGCGCAATAACGACATTTATACTTCTACTGGCACTGGCTGGACAAAGATTAATAAACCAAGCTATGGTACGGTATTGGTCAATGGCGGCAGTCAAACAGGAAGCAGCCTACTCATTGATGGTCTTACTGGTGTTCCTAAAGCTGGAGACACCTTCAGCATTGCTGGCGTACAGAAGGTCTATACGGTGCTTGCAGACGCCTCTGTGACCACCGGAGCCACCACCCTATCAATCAGCCCTTCTCTCGATTCTAGCCCTGCTGATAACGCTGCTATTACGTGGTTGTCTGTTGCCTACACCTCTGGTTCAAAACTGCGTACTAACAAGTATCGCATTAATCTTGTTGAAAAGATTATTGGTGTAGATGGCGCTAACTATCCATTTGTCTGGGATGGTACTACTTTCAGCTTCATTAACGGTTCTGCAGAAATCTTTGCTTCACAGTTTGTTGTGTTTCATAAGAATCAAATGTTCTTCGCTAAGGGAGATAAGGTTGTATTTACAGCACCCTATACCGATAATGATTTTAGTACAGCCAACGGTAGCGGCATTATCTCTGTAGGCAGCGCCATTACCGGCATCATTGTATTTAGAGAAACACTGATCATCTTTACTGAAAGAACGATTAGTCAACTCAGTGGTAATACTATTGCCGATTTTAATCTACAAACAATTACACGCAATGTTGGCTGTGTAGCCAGCGATACCATCCAAGAAATTGGTGGCGATGTAATGTTTCTTGGCCCTGATGGTCTTAGATTGTTGGGTGGTACAGACAAGTTTGGTGACTTTAGTTTGGGTGTGGTATCTAAACCAATTCAAACAGAAACAACTGGCTTGATTTCAAGTAGCTCAAGTTTTGCAAGTGTAATTATTAAAAACAAATCTCAATATCGTTTGTTTGGATATAATGATTCCGTTACATCTTCTTCTTCAAAAGGCATATTGGGAACACAGATGGTTGGTGATAACAATAGCACTATTGCTTGGGCTGAGTTGCTTGGCATGAAAGCCTTTGTTGCAGATTCACAATATAAAGATCAAACAGAAACAATTGTCTTTGCAAACACTGAAGGTTATGTTTATCATATGGAGAAAGGGAATAGCCTTGATGGTTCAAACATCGTTGCTTCTTTTTCAACCCCATATGTGCATATGAATGATCCGCTCCTTCGTAAAACTTTTTACAAAATGCAGTTGTACATTAATGCTAAAGGAAGTGTTACTACCTCTGTTAACTTGAAACTTGATTTTGATGATTTTGGAAGCATACAACCTCAAACAATATTGTTGAGTAACGTCACCGGCGCTGTTGGTTTTTATGGAGATAGTCTTTCTAAATACGGAACGACTATTTATGGTGCTAAACTTCAAAAACAATTTAAAACACAGGTAGTTGGTTCTGGATTTACTGTTTCATTACAATTCATTTCAGATAGTCAAGACCCTCCATCTTCCTTTGACGCAGTGACAATCGAGTATGCGTCCCACGATAGACGATAACATCGTTTGTGTTACAACTAATTTAATTGAAAGAAAATCATGACAGGATATATTCGTAAAGATACTACTAATAATATTGCTGACGGAAACGTTATCAATGCTGCTGACTTAGATAACGAGTTTGATGGCATTCAAGCGGCTTTCGTTGTTGCTACTGGTCATACCCACGATGGCACTGCTTCTGAAGGCGCACCAATCACCAAAATTGGCCCTGTGCAAGATATTATTGCTTCTATTTCAGCTTTGTATCCAAAGGTTACTAACACCGTTGATCTCGGTACGTCTTCTTTGAAATACAAAAATGGTTTCTTTGCTGGCAATGTAAGTGTAGGTGGTACATTAAATGTAACAGGTGTAGCTACACTCACAGCACAACCAATCCTTAGTTCTTTGACAGCTTCTAGCGCTGTTGCCACCGATGCTAGTAAAGGTTTAGTATCTGTTACTAATACTGGCTCTGGTAATAACGTGTTGGCTACCTCGCCTACACTGGTCACACCAAATCTTGGCACTCCTTCTGCTCTAGTTGGTACAAACATCACAGGCACTGCTACCAACTTTACAGCGAGTAATGTAACCACCAATGCCAATCTAACTGGTGCTGTCACCAGCGTTGGTAATGCCACATCTCTTGGTTCGTTTACATCGTCAGATCTTAAGACAGCACTAACTGATGAGACAGGCTCTGGTTCTGCTGTGTTTGCTACAAGCCCAACACTGGTAACTCCTATATTGGGAACGCCTCAATCGGCAACACTGACCAATGCTACTGGACTGCCCATTTCAACTGGTGTGTCTGGACTAGGCACTGGTGTTGCTACAGCGCTTGCTGTTAATGTTGGTTCCTCTGGTGCCCCTGTTGTTAATGGTGGTGCTCTTGGCACTCCAGCATCTGGCACTGTGACTAACTTGACAGGCACTGCAAGTATCAATATCAACGGTACTGTTGGTGCTACCACTCCAACCACTGGCGCATTCACTACGCTGTATGCTTCGTCTGGTCTAACCTCTCGCGTTGTATCAACTGCTTCTGCCACCTCAATCACGTTCAATGTTGGAACTACTGATTTGGCAACTATGACAAACACTGAGTCTGCTGGAACGTTCACTATCAATGCTCCAACAGGCACTCCTGTCAGTGGTCAGAAATTGATGTTTCGTCTGCAATCAACTAACGTACAAACCTTTTCTTGGAATGCGGCATTTACTGGCTCAACCGATTTGGGCTTGCCAACAGCATCAACTGGTTCATCTAAATATGATTACATGGGATTCATCTATAATTCAACATCGTCAACATGGCAACTTGTTGGTAAAGTGTTTGGATTCTAAGGAACTAATATGATTAAGATTGATTTTGAAATTAATGGATTTCGTGATGCTTTGCATCTGGCTGACAATCATGGTTTAACTGATGTTGAGATTGATGCGATGAAACAGGCTCGGTACGATAAGTGGTACGAGTACGTCACCAACCCTCCTGTGGTTGTAGATGAACCTGTTCAGGAGTAAGCATGGCCTCACGATTTTGGGTAACAGGCGGCACAGGTAACTGGAACGACACCTCCAACTGGTCTGCAACCTCTGGCGGGGCTTCTGGCGCGTCTGTGCCCGGCTCTGCCGACACTGCAACGCTCAACGCATCTTCTGGCTCTGGCACTGTCACACTTGACATTAGCCCAACAATTCAGACCCTTACCTGCACAGGCTTCACTGGCACACTGGCCTTTGGTACAAACACGATTTCGCTGAATAGCACGGGCACTGTGTTCACTGGTGTTACCACCATGACGGTCACTGGTACGCCTTTGATTATTCTCACCAACAGCAGCGCAACCTCAAGAACAATTACGCCAACGGCGGTCACTGAAGCCAATAGTATTTCGTTTAGGGTTACGGCAGGGACTGGTGCATTAACGCTTACGGCTGGCTCGTACCGTGACTTAGATTTCACAGACGGAACAAACCCAACCGGATATGGTGGGGCAATGTCATACGGGTCATCGTCTGTTTATGGTAGTTTGAAATTTTCAACTAACATGACGACAATTACGGCTTCAAACAATTCCCTTACGTTTGCTGCTACATCAGGCATAAAGACAATTAACACTGCAGGTATGACGGTTGACCGCCCATTCACCTTTAACGGTGTAGGCGGCACTTGGCAGCTTCAGGCGGCGTTGACTTCTGGTTCTGCTCGTGCCTGTGGACTTACCAACGGAACGCTTGACTTGAATGGTTATACAGCCACGTTTGGCTCTGTCAGTTCTACTAACAGCAACGTCAGAACTTTTGCATTTGGCTCAACTGGTAAATTTGTTTTGCTGAATAGTGCCACCACAGTCTGGACAACATCGACCGCAACTAACCTTACAGTCACAGGAACCAGTCCGTTGATTCAGCTAACG